GTCCATGTCATAGACGTCTAGCATACCGCGCTCAAAAAGGTCTTTGGTATAGGTAAGCATCCGTTCTTTAGTAGCTTGGGTGGTTGCCCATCCAATTGAACCGGATAAACCGCTCATGTTGTCGTTGCGTCTCCAGATGTAGTTGGACATAGAGCCGTATACATCCATCAATTGCTTGCCGACATTGCCCGCCATTGCCGCGGCTTGACGGCGCAAGTTTTTAAGTTCGTTAAGTACCGCTTGACCGGGACCATTGATTTCGAGGTTAAGGGTTGAGTTTTTGTAAGCACCAGCTAGGTGAGCAATAACCCAAGCAAATTGAAAGACGTTCATTTCAGAGGTTGCAAAGACGGCTACTTGTTCCATGCCATCAGAGTAGCAACGACATACTTGAATACAAAATCGGTCTGCCCAGTCTGACGAGCCGTATGCTGGATCAGCGCCAATTGTGTAATAAGCGGTGTCGATGGGTTCTTCAAAGATTTTAAGTGTTGCCATTTTTTCTTTGGAACGAACAACATCGGTGTCTTGGAAGTTGGCTCCAAAGACGTATCGGTAATAGTCTGGGACAATCTTTTTGGCGATTTTGGCGGCATCGGTACACCTCGCGTTTGAGAAAAATGACAAACCTGACATGACGAAAGCGTAGTCTTCTGTGGGTGGAAACTCTTGATACATAAGAGATTCATCTTTAATGCCTTCAGCAAGTTTCCATCGCCACCAAGCCATTTGCCTTGAATTGATTTCAAAGTTGTAGAGTTTTTTAATATCTTTGGTCCACTCTTTTTCTTCAGGTGTGAGGCGTCCATCCCAGTAAGTTTTGTAGACATCGGTGCTTGCGTCTGCCGAATAAAACTCATTTCTCCACCATCCGCAGAATATAGCGCGTTGTGTACGCGCTCTTTTGGCGGTGACGTACATATCGTGGAACATATTAAATCCGCGAGCTGTGGATTCAAAGATGTAGAGACGGTTGGGGTTGGATTCAGCGAGAGAGGCTAAGAGTGAAGCCAAGCCTTCTTCGTCACCCCAAGAACTTGTTTCAGTGCCGTGAAGGTAGGTAATTGCCTTACCGCGACCCAGACTACCTTTTGCTCGGAGTCCAGCGACTTGATAAAAGAGGCGGCTTCTGTTTTTGAGAGAAAGCTGGTTACGGTTGTGTGCGACGAGAGGGATTTTGTATTCTTTAGGCAAACCGTCCATATACATGGCAAGGGTGGAGCGAAACATATCTCGGTTTTCTTCGGTATCGGTTGTGAGCGTACCTTGGAGTCCGTTGTGGATGAAGTGCCAGTAGAGGTCGAGCGCAAGAGAGATGGTGGTAATTCCAAGTTGACGTCCTTTTAAAATAACAAAAAAATGAACATCTTCTTCCAAGCCTTTGGATATTTCGTCCATCACATAAGTTTGCGTTCCAAGGAGGCGGTCCATGTTCTTTAGACCTTCCTCTTTGGTTTCAATCTTGAGTTGAGCGCAAAAGGCGTAAAACTGTTTGAGATTAAATTTCATGATCTACGCCGCGCCAACAAATATCTTGTGATAACAAAGGGGTGCCGTTGCCGCGTATCCACTCTTTGCCGTTCCAAGTACACATCACAGCCAAGAAATCCGAGCCAATGATGTATAAACCGTTTCTGACTGGTTTGATATGAGCGGGAAACCAATCTGTTAACGTCAAACCTTTCCAGCAAGGTTGACCCTTTTGATTGTGTTTCACCCATCTTTTTGTGCTCATCACTTGTCCCTTGTTTATTTTTCCCAAGGCATGACTGCCCCGTATTTTTCTTGCATAAATTTGTGACCTTGCTCAAAAAATTCTTTGGTGACGGATTGTTCATTGCCGCCAAGTCGAAAGTTAAAAGTGTGTTCTTTGGTTGAGCAGTAGTTGGGAAAGAGTTGTTTAGCCACATGATAAAACTCTCTGTCTACACCCCATTTGTTTTGACCAAGGATGATGGCTATTTTTTTTAAGCACTCGGTTTTCATGCCCCACATACACCAGTCGACAAAGTTGGTGTTGTCGTTGTCCATTAAGTTCCAAGGCTTGTGGAGGTCGCCAAGCGCTTCGCATCTGTCGTTAAAAAGGTAGAAGCCGTCTTTGTCGTGAATGCTTCTAAGGGAGTACGCCCAGTCAACGCCGAGGTCTATTTTGTGCATGATGGATTCGACATGGTCTGCGTCAAACCAATCGTCATCATTGCAAAAGAAGGTGACGTCTTCGTTGATGAGGTGGGGCGCGGCGGCAAGCCAACGTCTGCCGTCTAGTCCGTTGCCTCCAATGTAGCCGTCCCAGTAGCAAAGGTGGGTGCGTTCATTGGCGTACTTGTCAAACATTTGCCTAAAGTTGATGTAGGGCACGACTGCATCAACAAGAATGTAATGTTGAACCGGGAAGGTCTGCAATTGAATTGATTTAACGCAGTCTTCCAGTTCTGCTCGGTTTGTGGTCACGGTCACGACCGCGGCTGTCATAGTCATCGTTATCCCCTAATTGCCAATTTGCTATTGCTTCGCAAGTATCTCTGTTTTTGGCACAGCGTATCAGTTCGTTGTACCGAGTTTGACTGTATTTTTCTTTCCATTCTTTTGCAAGAAAAATTTTAGCTTTGTCATTGGTGCAAGTCAGCGCTCGGCGCAACTCATAACGAATGACTTGTTGATGAGCTAATTTTTCTTTAGCCCATAATTCTTCTTGTTCAGATGAAACTGCCATCAATTTCAAGGAGCGCTTTTAATCTCTCTACTTCTTTGTGAGCTTCCATGAGAAGTTTTGCAGACTCCGTATGAACCCTAAGTAACTCTTGAAACAGTTGGTCATGGTTCATGCTGTACACACGCTCCATGTATGCTCGTTTCATATCGTCTGCTGAAAGTGTCATTAGGATGTTGTGTCCATTGACGTTGCCATTTAGTTCTGTCGCCATACTCTGACTCCTCCTTCCTCGCGTCTTGCGATAAATTTAAAACCCAACTTCTTGCCTGCTCGGTAATTGTTGTTGCAAACCACTTGCAGTTTGCCCCCCACAACAAAAAATGAATCTCCAACCGTCATGTTTTTATAGGGATAACGCACCTTACCTTTTGGCAAAGGCACTTCTTTCTCAATAATTAAACTAATCATCTTTATATCCCCGTTTAACAATGTGATGTAATATAACACACTTAACCACAACTATCAAGGACTACTATGATTCGCACTTATAACGAATATCATCTTGGCGACCAGTTAATCCATCTGAATTTTCTTCGCCGCTTAGGTCTTCCAGCAACGCACTACTGCAAGACGGAGTATCACAAGCAATTACAACCTCTGGTACTGGGAACAGAGATAGTCCTTATGGACCTACCAGCCAAGCCAGAAGACGCCGTAAACGCTTGGATAGGGGCGGATAACTACTTCTACAACCATCCCATGAAGGAGCACTGGGTTGAGTTCCATTTGGACTGGTTTAACCATCTTTGTGAGCAAATGATGATTGATACTTTCACCATAGACAAGCATGACCTACTCTTTGACTATCCAGCCCTTATGGCAATCCAAGCCGAGCAGTACGACTATCTCATCATCAATAGCCCACCTAAGAGCAACCAGCTACCCAGCTTCAATCAAGATGCCTTCAAAAGAATGGCTCAGGAACTCCTTGACCAAGGACATACGGTCATCAGCACATATCCCCTGCAAATATGCCCCAATACGCTTGAAAAAGGCTTAGATGTGACCCGAATCGGCATCCTTTCCAAGGCAGTCCAACACATCATAGCCGTGGATACCGGTCCACTATGGACCACCTATAACGTCCACAATAAAAATAAAGTGCTCAGTAGAACCGTTTATCACAAGTTTATGAAGACAGGTATGCTCAATACAGACTACCGGCAAGAACTAATCTAAGCAAAAACATGAATTTTTTTTGGGGGGAGATGGGAGGTGTACTCGTCCAAACCCAAACCCAAGTCCATTCGAGTTTGCGCGCATCAAATACGCGAGAGAATGCCGCGGCATCATCCAATAATTGACCATATTAAGCATGGCGCCGGGTATCGGTTAGCGTTTTATGACGCGCAAGGGTTACCCCTATTAAATATTTGAGAGAATAGAATGTAATACTATTTCTCTATTATCATT